TGAATTTTCTAAAATTACTAAACTCTTTTTGTTCTCTGTAGGTTACATCGCCTAATCCTGACATAGGGTATACTGTTCCCTGCTGGCGTGTATCAAATTCTTGGCCTAAGCCTGTTGTGTTTCTCAACCTTGCATTTGGTGTAGGAGAATCACTATATCTTTTTTTCTTTACTGTTTCTTTGTCTTTTTGGAAGTTGGGGACTTCTGGGATTGGCTTGATTTTGATTGTTGGCTCTTTCCCTTCTGTGTACGTCCTGAAACTGTACCCGCCTCGCTTTTTGTTTGCGTCCCACTTAATGTCGTCTGCACTTGGGTCTCCGGCTCTATTGTCTGGCTTGATGTCGGCTGGACTGTCGGCTTTTTCAACTGAGCTGTTCTTTCTGTAAACTCCAACGGATGCTTGTCGCTTTTCGTTGAGTTTTTGAATAAATTTAAAAGATTGTTTAGACGAGTTAACATTTTCATTTTCCCTAATATTTCCAATAGTATTTAACATATCATGGTTTTGTAACCAAGAATATGAAATTTCATTAAATTCTTTATCTTCGATAAACATATTTATCGTTTGATAGGTGTCAGTAATTGTTTCTTCAATATCTTCTAAAGATGCACTATTATCAAAGTGAATCAAGTTTTCAAAGACTTTATTATAAGATTCTTTACTTTGTTGTGCTTGATTCCACTTGTCTTGTCTAACACCTTCGGCAATCATTTTGGTAAGTTTCTCATTTCTAAACTTACTTGCCTCATTAGTGGTATCAACAAATACCATTAAAGTGTCATATCCAAGTTCTTCTAATTCTTCTTTGATTCTGAGTATTGATTCTTGATTATCAGCAGGTCCATTAATGATTAATGGTGAACGATTACGAATTGCTTCTCTACGATAATCATTTGTTCTTTCAGACAATTTCTGTTTGTCATTTAAATACTCGATGGCCTGTACTGAATTTAACTCAACAGCTCTTGCTTCTGCAATCGCTTCACGCAATACAACATCTTTACCTGAACCAGGTCCACCAGTTACAAAGATGGCCTTAAACATGCCACGATATGCAGATTCATGTAGTCCCATACCTTTACGAGTATCATGCATTAATTCTTTTGCATGAGTATCAGACACGTGAGATGGTACACCTTGTCTAAATGATTTTATATCTTTATTCTTAGCATGTTCACGCATCTTAGTACCAGACATACCAGATGTTCCTTCTGCATCAGGGTCACGATGACCAGCAGAATGTACTGTGATATGTTTGAAATTATATAATGCACCTTCATGTGAACCATTATACTTGTGTAACTTTTCTTTCATCTCTTTTACACGGTCAGAACCAACAACCATATGTAAGTGAGTTACACCTTGTTTATGTAATTCAGCAGCATGATGTAAAAAAGTAGGATGTTCTTTTGATGATGCTTTAAAGTTTGTACCAGGTGAATAACGCTTTAAATGTTTAATCTTTTGTGAAGCAGATAATGGATTCTTTTTTGAATCTTGAGAATGTGATGTGACTACTGTATGGCCAGCATTATTCTTTTTAGCAATCTCTTTGACTTTATCGATTAACTTTAAGTGACCAGTGGTTGGTGGATTCATTCGACCAAAGGTCATAACGTGGTGTTTTTCACCAGGTTTTTCTTCTTTAATTATTTCTAAAAATGATCTCATCTATCTTAATCTCCAGCTGTTTCGCCAGAACCTTTTATTGAACTTAATGGATCGGATTGTGAACTAAATTTAATTGAATGTCTAGCAAAAGTTTTACCTTTATGCTTAAAGTGTATAGAAGATCCACTGTGATGCACTTCAATCTGATGTGGATTATTAAATATATGTTCATGATGTTTACTTGGATCAATAGAATGATGACCGTAACCATCTTTAGTTGAATGTGAAATATGTCTTAAATGATTATGACCTTGCTTCTGCATAGGTGTTTGATGTGCATGAATAACACTTCTAATGTGTGAAACTAGTTCATGTTTAGGTGCTTTAGAGAGATGGTCATGTAGATGTTTTGCAATCGTATGCAATGTTTCTGTATTTTTAGATTTAACAAACGCTTTCATTCTAGGATTATTTCTCATCATCTCTTTTCTTTGTGCTGCATTAGTAGCATGAGTGACTAGTTTTGGATATTTTTTAATTATCTCTCGTCTATGGTCATCATGTATCTTTTTTGCCTTAGGACCGGCAGAATTGATACCTGGATTAGCAGTAGGTACATGCTTTGAGGATGAATCGGTGACTTTTAAACTAATACCGTGATGAATTTCTTCCATGATTTTTCCTATTATTTTTTACGAGGTGTTGATTTGCGTGTCGTAACAACAATATCTGAAGCATCTTCTTTTTGTGATGCTTTTATTCCAGTTGTTCTCAATAAGTCATTTGGTTGTGATGTCCAATGTACTTTATGTATTTTGTGGCCATTCACTTCAACCTTCTTTTTAATATCGTTCGCAGCAGATTTTGCTCTCGCATCTATTTTTTTATAATCATCTGGATGAACAGTTTTTTTCAATTTATTGTGTGCTTCTTCTGGAGTATCTCCATATTTGTCAGGATGCTGTTCCATATGTTTACCACCAAGTAGATGATAACCAACTCTTAATTCATGTAATTTACCTTTTGTATCCGATGATACTTTACCTTTTACTGGTGCAGCTGCAGCTTCAAGTAATTCTTCAGATTCTTCTTCAAAAGATTCTTTTAATTCATTTTTTTCTTCTTCTTCATCTTCATGTCTTAGACGTTTTAAAATCTTATCTATTTCAGCATCAGATAATTTCTTTTCTTCATTTATTAGGTTAGCTCTTTCTAACCATATTTTTGTTTGAATAGATGTCATTTTCTTACCTTTAACAAATTAGCTTTAGCGAATTCTTTACGATTAACCAACTTCGTAGGTTCACCACTATGATTAACAACAAATCCTTCTGGACCTGTTTTCTTATTATCTATATGATGTTCCAAACCGCCTGTATGTTTCTCTAAATTCTTAACTAATATATCTTTCGCCTGTTGTAAATGATTATGCATCTTCAATAAGTTATTATAATGTTCACTATGATACTTAATATAATCTGTATGTTGTTGCGCTTCAGCCATCTTACGGCCTTGTGCAGCAGGTGTTTTTAACTTTGCTGCAGCCTTTTTATACTTATCTTCAATATGTTTGATTAAACCTTTTGCGGTAGGTTTCTCATCAGTTCTAACTGTATGGTTAATATAAGTTTCTAAATGACCACTTGCACCTTGATGCGGTTCAGTTACTTTATACATTGTTTCACCATTTTTACCATCATGTATTTTCTTGGCTGCTTCAATGTGTTTTTCGTATTCTTGCTGGTCTTTTTCTGGATAATTTATTTTGGATGCATCATGTTCAGCAGATTGTTGCCATACATCTGGATGTTCTCTAAAATGATGTAAGTCTGGATGTGGATCGGCTTGCATTGAATGTATATCGTTACCATGATATTGTTGGTGTACGATAACGCCCATTTTGGCCTTACGAATCTTATCTCCTAATTCGCCCTTGGCGGAATAAGTAATCGTGTTAGGTGTAAAAGAAACTCCATGTTTGGTTTCTTTCTTATCATCACCCGAGAACATCATGTCACCCTGATATACACCTTTTTTAGGTGCAACCTTAGGTAAGTGATGTAATGCATCTTTTAGTTTACTAACTAGACCTGGTGCGTGACCGTGATGCTTCTCGATGTCAGATTCAGTATAGTTTAGTTTAGGTGTCTTGTTAAATGCAGATTTTGAGGCAACAAAGAATTTGCCGGTCTTAGGGTGGTGTCCGAATACAATAGAAGGTGAACCGTCATATTTCATGGTGAGTGCAGAACTATGGCCACCAGACTTCATCTGGTGATGAGCCTGATTTAATGCACCAACGGCATGGTTAAACCCCTCAGCACCAGTTTGTAGAGGACGATCCTCTGCATGGGTGATGTGTTTGAGTTTAGCACCTTCCGTTTCTTCTCCGAGAAACTTAATAAACGATATCATTGATTTCCTTCTGAATTGCAACACACTTTGGTTGCCTAATACTTATTTATACAATAAACTATCGACAATATTGTAGAAATTGTATTTTGGTGTAAATCCAAGGTTTTTAATCTTGGAAATGTCTAAAACCATGTTTTTGGTCTGGACTACATTATGAAACTTGGCTGGAGGAATACTATTCAGTTTTGAGGTCGAACCTGAGGCCTTGACTGCATATTCCATCGCATCTTTTATATAGATCGGTTCTCCACTGCCAATATTGTACATGTCATTAACTGCACCATTTTCAATTACGATATTGATAGCACGGACTATATCATCAACATGAGAATAATCTCTGTAGACCATTCCGTTGTCGTATAGGTCAACGTCACGACCTTCTTTGATTTCATTAATCATATACTGTAAGGCGTTCTTCTTTTTAGATACTTTATTGTCAGTTGTACCTAGAACATTACCTAATCTGAGTATGCGATACTTCAAACCAAATGTTTCACAATACGAAATCAACATCTGTTCTGCGGTTCGTTTAGTAATTGAATAGAAACCTTTAGGATCACAATGTGCATCTTCTTTGGCTGGTAATTCAACGTTACCATAAACGAACCATGAACTTATAAAATTAAAAACTGCATCAGGAGAATTCTCTTTAAAAGATTTTAACACATTCATAAATACAGATAAGTTTGTATCAATATCAATGTGTAGGTCTGTATGTACATT